CTAGCTTCACGTGCAATACGTTGTGTCCTAGCGGACGAGGTGGACAGATACGAAGCATCTGCTGGCTCTGAGGGTGATCCTATATCACTTGCAACTAAAAGAACCACTACATTCTGGAACAGAAAGATTTATTTGTGCTCTACACCAACAATAAAGGGATTATCAAGAATAGAAACTGCTTTTGAAGAATCAGATAAGCGTTACTATCATGTTCCATGCCCAGAATGTAATAAAAAACAAGTTTTAAAGTGGAAAAATGTAGTTTGGGAAGAAAATAAACCAGAAACAGCAACTTATTCTTGCGATGAGTGCGGTGCTGTTATTAATGAGTCCAAAAAGCAATGGATGCTAAAGCATGGAGAGTGGATTGCATCAGCACCATCATCAAATACAGCAGGTTTTCACATATCTGAGTTATATTCTGTTTGGTCAACATGGGCAGAGATGGCACAAAACTTTTTAGAAGCTAAAAAACAGCCTGAAATGTTAAAAACTTGGATAAACACTGCTCTTGGCGAGTCTTGGGAAGAGCAAGGTGAAACTATTGAGCATGAAAATTTATTTCAGCGTAGATTAAATTATGACTATGACACCATTCCTGAAAATGTTTTAGTTCTTACTGCTGGTGTTGATACCCAAAAGGATAGGCTGGAGTTACAACTTGTAGGTTGGGGTAAAAATTATGAAGCTTGGGTTGTTGATTATAAGGTTTTCTGGGGAGACCCAAACGCTCAAAATGTTTGGTCAGACCTAGATGCTTATTTGAAAAGAAGATTTAAGACGGAATCAGATAGACTTATTCCAATATCTTGTTGCACAATTGATAGTGGTGGACATCATACGAACCAAGTCTATCAATTTACAAAACCAAGACAAGCAAGGAGAATATTTGCAGTTAAAGGTTTGTCAGTTGCAGGTAAGCCAATAGCTAATAAACCAACTTATGTAGGAAAAAATAGGGCTGTACTGTATGGTGTTGGCTCAGACAGTGCAAAAGAAGCAATATTTGCTAGACTATCTACCGAACCTGAATATACAACGCTTCATTTTTGCTCAGACCTTGATGAAGAATACTTTAAGCAGCTTACAGCAGAAAAAAGGATTACTAAATTTGTAAAAGGAAGAAAATCTTTAGTTTGGAAGCAAGTTAAACCAAGAAACGAAGCCTTGGACACGTTAGTATATAATTTTGCTGCTATTTACATCTTAAATCCTAATTTTGACACTATTGAGCAAAAAATATTGTTGCAACAAGCAGAACAACCAGAATCAGATCAAAAAAAGCCACAAAAAGGCATAAATAGAAAGAATTTTGCTACTTCTTGGAAATAACATAAATTAAAGCGAATATATTGACATTATCATAAAAAACCTTAGTGTTATGTTTAGATATATCTAAAACATTTATGAGGTTTTTGCTTGAGCAACGCTTTTGATTCAACAAATTATCCAAGCCAAGTTCCAGTTGAGTTACAACTAGGAGATTTCTGGGCTTGGAAAAGAGAGGACTTATCCACAGATTATCCAGTGGCTGCTTACTCTCTATCTTATGAATTCAATTTAATTGATGGTGCTACAGTTGCAAACTTTACTTTAACTGCAACTGAATCTGGCGATAACTACATTATCGAAGAATCAAGCACAGCTTCTTACACAAAAGGAAACTATAACTGGGTTTCATACATAACCAGAACATCTGATTCTGCAAGAGTAAAATTAGAAGAAGGTTTTGTTGAGATTCAAGATAATTATGCAACTACTTCTGCTTCAGTCAGAAGTCATGCAAAGATTGTTTTAGATGCAATTGAAGCAGTCATAGAAAATAGAGCCACAATGGATCAAAGTTCTATGTCTATTGCTGGAAGGTCTTTATCAAGACTTTCAATAGATGAGTTAATGACTTTTAGAGATAGATACAAGGCTGAATATCTAAAAGAAGTCAAACAATTAAGAATTAAAAACAATAGAGGTTCAGGAAATACGATTAAGGTTAATTTTGGTCGTACCACTGGCTCAACACCTAAGAGCGACATAACATAATGGCTTGGTATAACAGAATCCTTGGTGGCGATACACCAAAACAGAAAAAACGAAAGGCTTACAGAAGAAGTTATACTGGTGCTAACACTGGCAGGTTGTTTGCAGATTTTGTAACCACATCTACAAGTGCCGATGCTGAAATAAAAGATAACATACGAATCCTAAGAGATAGGGCAAGAGAGTTAGCTAGGAACGATAGCTACATTGCTAGATACCTTAATTTAATGGTATCTAATGTTATCGGCAAGCATGGCATAAGAGTTTCCAGCAAAGGTCGAGATGACAATGGCTCATTAGACATTGCTGGAAACCAGCTCATTGAATCCGCTTGGAAACAATGGTGTCAAGTTGGCAATTGTACAACCAATGGCAGATTATCATTTTTAGATTGTCAAAAAATATTTATAGAATCACTAGCAAGAGATGGTGAGGTTTTAATTAGAAAAATAAAAGCTCCAAACTCTCCCTTTGGTTTCCAACTACAGTTTTTAGAAGCAGATCATTTGGATGAAAATAAAAATGATGTTTACAAACAAACTGGCAATAAAATTAAAATGGGTGTTGAAGTAGATCAGTATGATAAGCCAGTTGCATATCATTTATACAAAGATCATCCATACAACAGAAACTATCTAAGCCAAAATCAACACATAAGAGTTCCTGCTGATGAGATCATTCATGCTTATATGCCACAAAGAGCAGAGCAGACCAGAGGTGTTTCTTTGGTTGCAACCGCTATGGCAAACGTCAAGATGCTAAATGGCTACCTTGAAGCAGAGATAGTTGCAGCAAGAGTCGGTGCATCTAAAATGGGCTTCTTCACTTCACCAGATGGCGATGGTTACGTTGGTGATGGGGAATATGAAGATACCTTCAACCCAACAATGAACGCTCAAGCAGGAGTCTTTGAGCAGCTTCCAGCAGGTATGGACTTTAAAGCATTTGATCCTAGCCACCCAACATCTGCATTTGATTCTTTTACTACAAGCGTATTGAGAAGCATTGCATCAGGTTTAAATATTTCTTATCACTCACTATCTAACGATTTAACTTCTGTTAATTATTCTTCTATTAGGCAAGGTGCTTTAGAAGATAGAAGTATGTATCAGATATATCAACAATTTGTAATTGAGCATTTTGTAAACCCAATATTTAAGTCTTGGTTAGAAATGGCTATTTCTGCTGGATATATTAATTTGCCAATTGGTAAGTTTGATAAATTTGCTAATTCAATTAATTACATACCAAGAAGTTTTGCTTGGATTGATCCTTTGAAAGAGATGCAAGCTAATGTTATTGGTTTACAAAATGGAACACTTACATATGCTGACATTAGCAGCTCATACGGAAGAGACACAGAAGAATTGTTTGAACAACATCAAAAAGAGATTGAGTTAGCAAAACAATATGATATTGAATTAGCTTATCAACCATTTGGTCAGAAGTTACCAGTGGAAGCTAAGATACAGGGTAGTGAGGAAGAAGATGGCTAGACCAAATTCAGGCATGAAATCAGAAGCCAAAAAAGGCTTAGACTGGCGTGAAGAGTTTGGCAGAGGTGGGACTAGAGTTGGTGCTACAAGGGCAAGACAAATAGTTGCTGGTGAAAATTTATCAGATGAAACCATCAAAAGAATGTACAGCTTCTTCTCAAGACATGAAGTTGATAAACAAGCTGAAGGCTTTAGTGCTGGCGAAGAGGGCTATCCCTCTAATGGCAGAATTGCATGGGCTCTATGGGGTGGCGATGCAGGCTTTAGCTGGTCAAAAAGATTGGTGGCACAAATGAAAAAAAATGAAGATAGGGCAGCACCAGATGCATTAAGCACAGGTGATTTTGTAAGTTGGAACAGCTCTGGTGGCAGGGCTAAAGGAAAGATTATAAAGATTGTAAGAGACGGAAGTATAAATGTTCCTAATAGTGATTTTACAATCACAGGAACTCCAGACGATCCTGCTGCATTGATACAAATTTATAGAAGTGGTGAGCCTACTGACACTAAAGTCGGTCATAAGTTCAGCACATTAACTAAGATTAATCCCATAAGGGATTTAAACGATTTCAATTCAAATGAATTGGAAGTACATCCAGTAGAAAATACTGAGGAGAAAACTATGTTAAAAGAAGATAGACATATCCTCAGCGTTTCTGAAACTGATAACTCTGTTATCGTTGAGTTTGAGAAACATGAGGATGTAGAAGAGGGTGAAGAGATGGAAATGACTGATGAAGTTTCTATGATGAATCAAGATGAGGAAGAAAGAAAGGTTGTACATATGCCTATGAAATATAGGACTATTGATCTTTCTAAAGCTTCTTATGTTGACGAAGAAAATCGTAGAGTCAAAGTTGGCGTTTCTTCTGAAGAGCCTGTTGAAAGAAGTTTTGGCATGGAAGTGCTAGGACATTCTGAAGGCGATATAAACATGGAGTTTATTTCATCTGGGCGAGCACCACTGCTCCTTGATCATGATATGACCAAGCAAATAGGTGTAATTGAAGAATTCAAACTTGATGAGACAGCAAAAAGGACAACTGCTGTTGTACGCTTTGGGAAAAGTGAACTAGCTCGTGAAGTATATGAAGATGTCAAAGATGGTATTCGTATGAATATCTCTGTAGGCTACAGGATAGATAAACTGGAGCGTGTACAGCGTGATGGCGAGGATTATTACAAAGCAAATTGGACACCAATGGAAGTTTCTTCTGTTAGCGTTCCTGCTGATCAATCCAGACTTGTAGGCGTTGGACGTTCTAAAAATAAACAAACTAAAACTCAAATAGAGGTAATTAAAATGACTGAAGAAGTTAAAAATGAGATTAACCTTGATGAAGTTAGAGCTCAAAGTGCTGAAGAAGCAAAATCTGAATTTAAAAGAAATTCAAAAGAGATTATTGATCTTGCTGTGAAGCACAACAAAAGAGACCTAGCTGACAAGGCTATTCAAGAAGGTGCATCTGTTGAAGAGTTCAGAGGAATATTATTGGAAAACATTTCTAACAATACTCCACTTGAAACTCCTTCTGAAATTGGAATGACACCAAAAGAAGTTAGAAGATTTAGTTTAGTAAAAGCTATCAACGCTCTTGCTAATCCTTCTGACAGAAATGCACAGCGAGCTGCTGAATTCGAATTCGAATGTTCAGAGCAAGCTGCTAGAGAACATGGCAAAGTAGCACAAGGAATTATGCTTCCTGCTGACGTTCTTCGTAACTGGACTAGAGACCTGAACACAAGTGATGACTCTACTCTTATCGCTGAAGATTACAAAGGCGGAGATTTCATAGACGTTCTAAGAAACTCTTCTTCTGTAATGCAAGCTGGTGCAACTATGCTTCGTGGATTACAAGGCAACGTGGTTATTCCTAAGAAAACTGCTGCTGCTTCTGCTGGCTGGATTGCTACTGAAGGTGGAGACTCTGCTGAGTCTGAATTCACTTCAGGATCAGTAACCATGTCTCCTAAAGTTATCGGTGCTCACACTGATGCTTCAAGATTAATGCTTCAACAATCTTCATTAGATATTGAAAACTTAATCAGAGATGACCTAACACAATCTATTGCTCTTGCAATTGATTTAGGTGCTTTAGCTGGTAGTGGTTCAAGCGGTCAACCAACTGGTATTGCTAACACTTCTGGAATCAACACAACAACATTTGCTGCTGCTAGCCCAACTTTTGCTGAGGTTATAGCCATGGAAAGTGCTGTTGCTGCTGATAATGCATTGTCTGGTTCATTGTCTTACATTTGTAAGCCAGCAGACTATGGAACATTGAAAACAACTAGCAAGGACTCAGGTTCTGGGATGTTTGTTGTTGAGCCTGATGGAAGAATGAATGGCTACAATGTTATCAGAAGTAATCAAGTAACTTCAGGTGATTTCTACTTTGGAAACTTTGCTGACTTGTTAATTGGAATGTATGGTGGATTAGACATTACTGTTGATCCTTATGCACTTTCAAAAGCAGGTGGTGTGAGAATTATTGCTCTACAAACTGTAGATGTAGCAGTTCGTCATGCTGTTAGTTTCTGTAAGTCATCTGACTAATTAGCTGATGCTTAAATGGAATGGTGGGGGAAACCCCACCACCTTAATTATGAAAAAATATAAAATTTTACAAGACACAGTTGCCAATGGATCAAAGGTTCATGCTGGAGATGTAGTAGAACTAGATCAAGAAACAGGTCATTCATTATGTGGCTATGGCAAGGCAGAAATTCATGTTGAAAAACCAAAAGCAAAACAAGCTGATAGAAGCGTTGGTTTAGAAACATCAGAGGTTAAAGCTCCAAAGAAAAGAGCTAAAAAATAAATCATGCCCATCGAGAGTGCAGCAGATTTTAACTCCTACTTAGACATCAACACAGGTCATGGGGTTACTGCTACATTCTTCGAGGTGCAACAATCATTATGGGATCAAAGGGTTGGTCTTATTGACACTTGGTTCGACATCGATTCTGGAAATACAACCAATATCAACATCATTATAGATCAAGAATATTTCAACATTGAAGGTGGCACAGTTCCTGTTGCTGGGTATCAACCCAGAGCAATTATCAAAGCAACTGATGCTCCTTATATATCGCAAGAAGATAGATTAATTGTTAATGCAATTACAACAAATCGTGGCAGCGTTCTAAAACCTGAAACTGCTTTTGTTGTTAGAACAGTAGAGCCTGATAACACAGGCATGGTTTCACTGGTATTAGAGGAAGAATAATGTCTCAATATCGCATGGAAACAGAAGAAGATATGCTTTCTTATTTAGATATTAACTATGGTCATGCAGTAAATGCTGTTTATAACAATGGTGGAAGCTCTAGCACAATAAACATTATTTTAAATAACGAATACACAGAATTAGACGATGGGGTAGGTGTAGAAGCTTTAAGTCCTATTGCTTATTGCAGGACAGTTGATGTTCCAAACATATCTTTTGGCAATATTTTAAACGTAAGTGCAATAAAAGATGTTGATGGAAATATTTTAAAAGCTGCTCAGAATTATACTGTTGTAAATATACAAGCAGATAGAACTGGTTTCTCTGCCTTGATGCTTGAGGAAATATAATGGCAAATCATGTGAGACAACAGATTAGAGAAAAAATTGGTACTACGCTTACTGGTTTAACAACCACAGGTTCTAATGTTTTCGAATCTAGGGTTTATCCTCTAGAGAATGCAAATTTGCCAGCATTAATTATTTATACAAAAGAAGAATCATCTGAGCCTATAGTAATAGGCACACAAAGACTTATGAGCAGAGAGCTCTCAGTTGTAGTAGAGGGTTATGCAAAAGCTACTAGCAACTTTGATGATACTATTGATACAATAAGCAAAGAAGTTGAAGCAGCAATAGCTGCTGACAGAACTCTGGATGGATTGGCTAAAGATACTTATTTAGAATCCACAGAGATAGAGTTTAATAGCGAGGGAGAAAAGCCATTGGGCTATGTCTCTCTTACATTTTTAACTAACTATTATGTCAAGGAAAATGCTCCTGACGTAGCAGTTTAAAGGAGATAATTATGAAAATGATTAGTCCAGACGGAAAAGTTTCTATAGATGCTCACCCTTCTAAGGTTGAGTCATTATTGAATAAGGGTTGGAAAGAAGAAGCAGCCCCATCGAAAGATAAACCTAAATCTTCTTCTAAAGAAAAGTCGAAAGACGAGGTAGAAAATGGCAACACATAAAGGAAGTGAGGGAACTGTAAAGGTTGGCTCAAATGCTGTAGCTGAAATAAGGTCTTACTCAATCGAAGAATCTGCTGATACTTTAGAAGATACTTCAATGGGTGATTCTGCTAGAACTTATAAACCATCATTAACAAACTTCTCAGGAAGTTTAGATGTGTTTTGGGATGAAACCGATACATCAGGTCAAGGTGCATTAAGCATTGGATCAGAAGTAACTTTAAATGTTTATCCTGAAGGGGATGCAAGTGGAGATACTTATTATACTGGCTCAGCCATTGTAACTGGTGTTTCAAGAGCTGCATCATTTGATGGATTGGTTGAAGCTAGTATTTCAGTTCAGGGCAATGGTGCTCTAACAGAAACAACTGTATAAAAATGTCAGCAATAGATAACGCTAAGAAACATTTTGACAGCATAGAAACAAGAATTATAGAAGTCCCTGAATGGGGTGAGGATAGCGATAATCCATTAAAGATTTTTTGCAGACCCATAACTCTTTCAGAGACTTCTAAGTTCATGAAGATGGCTCAAGATGATGATGTTCAGCTTTTGGCTTATGTATTAATTTACAAAGCACTAGATGAAGCTGGTGAAAAGTTATTTACTATCGCTGATAAGAAAACCTTATTGGAGAGGGTAGACAGGGACGTATTAATTAGAGTTTCTAGTGAAATGATGAATAATATTTCACAGGAAGAAATTAAAAAAAAGTAATAGAAGATAAGCAGCTATACATAAAGTATGCTTTAGCTGAAAAGCTAAATAAAACTTTAGCAGAAATTGAAGAGATAACTGTTGAAGAATTTCAAGGCTGGTTGGCTTATCTTGAAATAAAGGAAGAAAACAATGGCACTGCCTAAAGCATTTAAATATCAGATAGATTTATTGGCTAATAATAAATCTGCTGGTGCATTAAATAAATTTAAGAAAGATGTAGGCGGTGTTAATAATGTTGTTCGTAATTTAGGTCAAACTTTAGCTGCTGCTTTTTCTGCAAGAGAATTAGTAGAAGCAGCTAACGTCATGATTGGCGTTAAAAACAGAATGGATGCTTTCACTGGTAGTGCAGAAGAAACCGCTACTGCTATGAATCACATGAGAAGAATAGCATTAGAATCAAGGTCTGATTTTGATGCTGTTGCAATGTTATTTACTAGGCTTTCTTTAGCCACAGAACATCTTGGAGCAACTCAAGATGATGTAGCAAACGCAACACAAATGGTAGCTAATACCTTTATCATCGCTGGTTCTCATGCTCAGGAAGCTAATAACTCTGCTAGACAGTTAGCACAGGGTCTTGCTTCAGGGGCTCTTAGAGGAGATGAGCTTAGGTCAGTTATGGAAAACAACACCATTCTTACTAAGATGTTAGCCGAAGGTCTTAATATGACTGTTGGTGAGCTTAGAGAGTTTGGTCATGCTGGTAAATTGACAGCAGAAACTGTAATGCCAATTCTTATTGAGGGAATTGACAAGACAAACGAGCTAATTAAAGAAATGCCCATGACATTAGGGCAAGCTGGTGTAGCTTTAAGAAATAATTTCCAATTTATGATTGGAGATATACAAGAATCAACCAAAGGATTTTCAAGCCTTGCTAACGGAATTAATTTTGCAGCACAAAACTTAGATGCTTTGTTCATTCCAGCCATGTTTGCAGCTATAGCTGCTGTTAAATCATTGACTATAGCAATAGCAGCAAACCCATTAGGTGCATTAGTTATAGGATTGCAGGCAGGAGTAATAGCTGCTTATGTTTTTAGAAATGAAATCGTTGGAGTATTTCAAGAGGTTTTTTATAAAAAACTTCCCAATGTAGTAGATGGTTTTCTAATTAAGTTTAAAGAATTCCAAAAAATATTTAGCTTTAAAGGTAAAGACGAAGAGTTAGATGCTGAAATAGCTGAATTAGGAAAAAAAATAGAAGCCAGAACAAATAAAGTTTTTGATGAAATAAAAATTCCATCAATTATGGATTTATTGTTTCCAACTGAAGATACTCCTGAAAGTTCTGGAAAAACTGGATTTAAAGAATTAACCGCACTGCAACAATTCCTTATGGATGCCGAGAAAGGTTACAAAGATTTCTTCACAAACATAAAAACTATGCAAGAAGAAATGCAAGGTGTATTTCAAAAGTCATATGATGGATTAACTAAATTAACCATGGATTTCTTGGAAAATGGCAAAGCTAGTTTTAAAGACTTTGCAACAAGCGTGGTAAGAGAGTTGATAAGAATTGCTATACAAAAATTAGTGATTGATAAAATGTTTGCAGGCTTTGGAGGTATGTTTGGTGGCGGTAAAATGTCAGTTGCTGACATAAAATCAAATTTAAATATACCAACCTCAATACCAAGCGGAGATGGTGGTGGCTATACAGGAATGGGTGCTAGGGCTGGTGGTGTAGATGGTAAGGGTGGATTCCCAGCTATATTACATCCCAATGAAACTGTTGTTGACCATACAAAAGGTCAAGGCATGGGTACTACAGTCAACTTCAGCATATCAACAGTTGATGCTGCTGGCTTTGATCAGTTACTAGCATCAAGAAAAGGATTAATAACATCAATCATAAACAATGCCATGAACAATCAAGGCAAGATGGGGGTTGTGTAAATGTCTGGTCAATTTCCAACAGACCCCAACTTTAGAACTTTAAATTTTAAAGATAATAGACCAACGCTTTTAAACCAGACTTTATCTGGTAAAAAACAAGTAAGACAAATAGGCTCACAATATTTTTCTTTTACAGTGGCAATGCCACCATTACAACAAGAAAAAGCACAAGAGATATTTGCATTTTTACAAAAGCAAAAAGGTTCTTTTGAGGACTTTACCATACAAGCACCATTAGACAATTTAGGTGCAAGCAAATCAGAAACAGATATAGTTGTTAATGGAGCTCATGCTGCTGGTGATAACACCATAGCGATTGATGGCTTTTCACAAACAACTGGAGCATTAAAGGCTGGAGATTATATTAAATTTGCCAATCATTCTAAGGTGTACATGGTGTCTGAAGATGCTAATGCATCAGGTGGAGCAGCCACAGTAACCATATCTCCAAATTTAGTAGCATCTCTTGCAGATAATGAAGCTGTTACTGTAAATAAACCTAGCTTTACTGTATATCTTGAAAACAATGAAATCATGTATTCAACTGATGCTAGTGGTTTTTACAGTATTTCATTTGATGTTAGAGAGGTTATTACCTAATGCCTAGAAGTCTATCTGCTGCTTTACAAACCCAAGTATCATCCACAGCAACTAAAACAGCTTTTTTAGTTGAGTTAAATCTATCATCTACCATTAGGCTTACTAGTTGGTATTCTGATGTAACCTACGATTCAGATAATTATGAAGCTGGTGGTTCTTTTCTTACAGTTGACTCAACAACTGAAACAGGTCAATTACAAGTTAATGAAATCAACTTAGGATTTTCTAATATTACAGATCAAGTAAGATCATTGGTTCAAGATGGTGAGTTTACAGATAAAACTGTTGAAATATATCTTGCTTATTTTGATTCAAGCGAATCAATCGTGGGTGCAATTAATTTTTTTACAGGTCAAATAAGAAATGTTTCTATAAATGAATCTTTAGAAAATTCAATTTTAAGCATGACTGTTGCAAGTCATTGGGCAAATTGGAATCTAACCAAAGGAAGGCATTATTCTGACGAATCTCAGCAATCATTTAGCTCTGGTGATAGAGGGTTGGAATTTGCTGGTCAAGTTAAAGAAGATGTTAGGTGGGGAATGTAATGGGTTTTTGGACAGCAGTTGGAAAATTTTTTACAAAGATTGGCGAAGCATGGGCTGCTGCTGATACATTACAAAAAATTAACTATGTTTTAACAGCAGTTACTCTTGCAGTTGGAGTTAAAGGGTTTCTCCAAGCAAGAAATATGCTTAATAAGGGTCAAGACATACTTGCTAACAAAACTTCTATGGGTGGAAAGATACCAGTCATCTATGGAACAAGAAGAGTTGGAGCACAAATCATTTACATGGATGTTAATGATAACGATTCTAGGGATATGTATGTGGTTTACGCTTTGTCAGTTGGCGAGTGCGATGAGATTTTAGGCAGAACAATTGAGCTTGATGGCAACCCATTAACTGACTCTGCAAGATTTAGAAATGGTGGTTATATTGGTTCAGATAAAATATCTTCTGGCTCAGGATCATTAAACACAGTTTCTCAAAATGGAACAAATAGCTTAAATCTTGCTGGCGGTAGTTTTGGCACTGATCCTGCTGCTAAATATAGATATGTAATGAATTTGCATCATGGAGCTGCATCACAAACAGCAGACCCTATGCTTGTTGCATCTATGCCTAATTGGACTTCATCACATAGGTTAGATGGTATTTGTTATATAGCAGCTCATTATGGCTATGATAAAGAGGGAATGTGGCGAGGAGTGCCACAGCTCACAGTACAAGTTAGAGGAAAGAAGGTTTTTGATCCCAGAGATAATACACAAACATTTGGCACTGTTTCCACTTACAAACATTCAGATAATCCAGCCTTATGTTTTCTTGATTTTATAACTAATGATGAGTATGGAAAAGGTTTAACTCAATCACAAATTAATATGTCTACTTTTAGCTCTGCTGCTAATGTTTGTGATACTTTGGTTGATCAGCCCTATTTTAATGGCTCTGCACAAAGCGTTACATGGGAAGGAACATCTGGAGATGATTTTATTAATATCACTGGAACTGGTGCTAATTCTATTTGGTGGCAGAATAAAATCGGTGAGTTAATAGATTTAGAGGATGGCTCTGGTAATCTTGTTTTAGATGGTGAAGAAATAAAAGATATACAAAGAACACAATTTTATGATGCCAATGAAGCATACTCTGTTTATTTTAATAATACTCTTGGCTCTACTTACTCTTCTCAAAGTGGCACATCTTTACTAAAGGTCAAAAGATTTCATTGCAATGGTTACTTAGATGCTAATAAGAATGTTATGGATAATGCTAAAGAGTTGCTTGCTAATATGCGAGGTATCTTTCTTTACATAGATGGTAAGTATGAGCTCTCAATAGAAGATACAGGCTCATCTAGTTTTAGTATTACCGATGATCACATTATTTCTGATTCTGGTATATCAGTTGATTATGGCAATAAAGACAAGAAGGCAAATAAAGTTATTGTTGAATTTTTTAACGCCAACAAGAAGTATGAGCTAGACACAGCTACAGTCTTGCATGATGCATCGCCGAATTATACTTCTGATGATAATGGTGAGGTATTAGAAATTAAAGCAGAGTTTCCTTACATATCTGATCCTTATATTGCCTACAACATGGCAAAGGCTATTTTAACCAGAAGTAGGAATCAGACCACAATGCAGTTCTTGGGCACTCCTGAGATGTATAAGCTTAACGTAGGAGACATTGTTGATCTTACCTATGCAGGACTAGGATTTAATGGAAAGGTATGCAGGGTGGAAGCCCTAGAGCTTCAGTCAAATGGATTGGTTGCAGTTAGTCTAATAGAATACTTTGATGTTTACACATGGGAAGTGCCACCACAAGAGCCAGTAGAAGAGTTATCTAATTTGCCCTCAGCTTTTGCTGTAAAAGCACCAACAGGATTATCTTTTACAGATAGCAGTTCTAGCTCAACAGATAGACCTTTTTTATCTTGGAACGAACCAACAGACTTTCCAGATCATCAATATAGGGTTAATGTAGTAGATAGCTCAAGCAACGAACTTACAAATAAAATTGTTGATACTGAGTTTTGCGATCTAAACTTCTTGCCAGTTGGCTCTAATTATGTTGCTAGTGTTAGCTCAATCAACACCCTAAATGTTGAGTCAGACCCAGCCACATTAACCTTTAGCGTTGCCACAGCACCTGTAGACACTGCTGATGTTAAAGATGATGCGATTACTTTATCTAAAGCAGGAGCAGACTTAGTAGCTGCTATTAATGCTGGTGGGGCAAGCTCAACCGAGCTAATAAAAGCAACATCAGCTCCATCTACAAGAGCAAATGGTGATGCTTTGCAGGCTCAAGACTTATGGGCAGACACAAATGACAACAATCAAATTTATGTAAGAAATGCATCTAACAATGGTTGGGAAAAAGCTAGAGATTCATCTTTGGTTACTCTATATAACTCACTAAGCTCAACTGTTTCTACAAATAGCTCTAACATTTCAACAGCTCAAGGAGATATAGTTACTCTAACAACTGATACCTCAGCCAATGCAAGTGCTATTACAAGTCTTACATCAACAGTTAATAGCAACACATCAGCAATAAGCACTGAGCAAACAACCAGAGCAAATGCAGATAGTGCTTTGGCTGCTGATATAACATCTTTGACCTCTACAGTAGGTGGTAACACATCTTCTATTACAACAAACGCTACAGCCATATCAACATTAGATGGTAATGCTTCTGCTGGCTATGTGTTAAAACTTAATGCAAATGGCAAAGTGGCTCAGATGGTTCTGGGCAGTAATGCATCTTCTGGCTCAGGAGCAACAAGTATTGTTTCTTTTTTGGCTGATACATTCAAAATTGACAATGATGCAGGATCAAGTGTATCTCCTTTTATTGTAAGTGGTGGCTCAGTCTTTATTGATAATGCAAGAATCACTAATTTATCTGGAACTAAGATTGATGTTGATACTTTGAATGTAAAACAGTTTGCAAATACTAGTTCAAAAATTATCAGCCATCTAACAGCAGGAACAAAATTTGATCTTGGTCGAGATGGTCAAGCTTATGTACAAAGGACAGGAACTTACACAGGAAGTAATGCTTCTTTTGTACCAGTAACAATTACCGATGTTAGAAATAATGCAGGATATGTGGCAATCTTCTCAGGGGTTTTGGGTGATGTTAGTGGTGGCAGAGTGCAATACTCTTTAAATAATTCCACATGGGTCAATGCAAATGGAAATACCAATATTTATTGGAACGCTGGAACTTATAGGGGTTATACCTATGTTTACACAGGTCAAATAACAACCTTGAGCACATCACAATCTACTGTTTATTGGCGAGTATATTTCTCAGGTGGCTACAATCATACTCAATTATCTTTAAACGTAATGATGGATAACACACGATAATGAATACTTTTACTATTTATGATTTGGCAACTGGCGAGATAGACCACTCAACAACAACTGTTGCAGAGATGAATCAAGTTGGCTTGCAAGAAGGTCAAGGAATTATAGAGGGCTCTTATCAAGCAAATGAATATATTGTTGTTGATGGCGAAGCTGTTGTAAGAACAGATAACATATTAGAAATATTAAGATTAAAAAGAGATGCTTTATTAGCTGAATCAGACTGGACTCAAGTCAATGATAGTCCTTTATCAGATACAAAAAAAGCAGAATGGTCTACATATAGACAAGAATTAAGAGACTTACCATCTTCTTATCAATCAATTACAAATTTTGATGATGTAGTGTTTCCAACTCAACCAGATTAAATATACAATAGGACAGAGGTAAATTAATGGCACAACACGATTACAACCTAGCCAATCAAAGTGGAGCTGACTTCAGGGCTGATCTGAACGATGTTTTACAAGCGGTTTTAACGCTTAACAGTTCTGCATCTGAGCCATCAACTACAGCAGCATATATGTTGTGGTTAGATACTACTAACAATGTTTTAAAAATAAGAAATAGTGCTGATGATGCTTGGGTTATATTACCCTTAAGTATCAGTGCTGATAATACTGTTGATATTAATGGTGGAACAATAGATGGCATATCACAGCTTACTTTAGGTTCTAGCACTAGCGTTAACAGCATTTTAGATGAAGATAATTTAAACTCAGACTCACCCACAGCTTTAGCAACACAACAATCAATTAAGGCATATGTCGATAGCCAAGTTACTGCTCAAGACCTAGACTTTCAAGGAGATAGTGGTGGTGTTTTATCTATAGACTTAGACTCAGAAGTTTTTACTCTTAATGGTGGCACTGGTATTGATACCACAGGCTCTGAGAACACAATTAGTTTTGCTATTGATTCTACAGTTGTTACTTTAACTGGCGTTCAAGTTCTAACAAACAAAAGCATAGATGCTGATGATAATACTATTAGTAATCTTGAGGTTGACAATCTTAAATCTGGCGTTCTTGATACTGACCTAGACTCAGTTTCTGCTTCAGATGATACTCTGGCTTCAGCCAAAGCTATAAAAACTTATGTAGATGCTAATATAACTGCACAGGATTTAGACATTTCAGATGGTAGCACAAGCATTGCTATAGATTTAGACTCTGAAACACTATCTTTATTAGGTGGAACTGGTGTTAGCTCAACAGCTTCTGGCGATGGCGTTACTTTTGCTATTGGTCAATCGGTAGGTACAACAGATAATGTAACTTTTGGCGTTGTAACCGCCAATGTTACTGGACAGGTTTCAGACATATCTAATCATTCAACCTCAGACTTAACAGAAGGCACTAACCTTTATTATACAACCGCAAGATTTGATTCAAGACTTGCAACAAAAGATACAGGCGATTTGACAGAGGGCTCTAATCTTTATTATACAGACGAAAGAGTTGATGATAGAACATCAAACCTAATTCAGAGTGGAACTGGTATAAGCTGGTCTTATGATGATACTGCTGGAACATTCACACCAACAATATCTATAACACCCTTCTCTACTTCTGATTTATCAGAAGGAACTAACCTTTATTATACAACTGCAAGATTTGATTCAAGGCTAGCAACAAAAGATACAGATGATTTATCAGAAGGAACTAACCTTTACTACACAGATGCTAGATTTGATACAAGACTTGCCAGCAAAGACACTGATGACCTAACAGAAGGAACTAACCTTTACTACACAGATGCTAGATTTGATACAAGACTTGCAACAAAAGACACAGATGATTTATCAGAAGGCAATAATCTTTATTACACTCAGGCTAGATTTAATTCAGCCTTTACCGCTAAAAGCACTTCTGATTTATCAGAGGGTACTAATCTTTATTACACTGATGCAAGGTGGGATACAAAACTTGCAGCAGCAGACACAGACAATCTAAGTGAAGGCACTAGCAATCTTTACTACACAGATGCTAGGGCAAATTCTGCTATTGATGCTAGGGTTAATAAATCTTTTGTTGATGCTCTTAATATACAAGCTGCAAGCGTAGATGCTAACAGCGTTGCTTTAGGCACAGATACTACAGGCAATTATGTTTCTACAATTGCAGGAACTAACAATCAAATTTCTGTTTCTGGTTCAGGCTCAGAAACTGCTACTGTTACTATTTCTTTGCCTAACGATGTTAGCGTTGCCAATGATCTAACTGTTGCAGGAAACCTAACAGTCAATGGAACTCTTACATCATTAGATACTACAAATTTAGATATAGAAGATAACCTGTTCCAGCTTAATGCAGGATTAACAGGTAGCCCAGTAAATGATTCTGGTATGTTGATTAACAGGGGTAATCAAGATAATGGCATCTTTATGTGGGATGAGTCAGCAGACAAATTTACACTAGGTCTTACTACAGCAGATGGCAGTGCAACAGGCAATATTACTCTTGCTTCTGTTGGAACTTTAGTTGCTGATTTAGAGGGCAATGTTACTGGCAACGCTTCTACCGCAACCACACTAGCAACAGCAAGAGCAATAGCTCTTACAGGTGATGTTGTAGGTACAGCAGACTTTGATGGTTCAGCAGGTATATCTATAAGCACAACCATACAAGCAAACTCAGTTGCATTAGGCACAGATACAACAGGAAACTACATTTCAACTATTGCAGGAACTTCTAATGAGATTGAGGTAAGCGGTAGTGGTGGTGAAAGTGCAACAGTCATAGTGGGTTTACCATCTGCAACAGAGATAACAACATCTTTAGGCGTAGGTGGTGGCTCTACAAATGGTGTTGAAATATCTCAAGGTGCTATATCAATTAAAAATGGTGGAACACAATCATACATAGATTTTTACTGTGAATCATCAAACGCACATTATGCAAGATTACAAGCACCTGCACATGGTAGCTTTAGTGGCAATCCAACATTAACCTTACCAGCTACAGCAGGAACTATCGTAGGTTCAGGTGATAGCGGTACAGTTAGCAATTCAATGTTGGCAAACTCAAGTGTCAACTTTGGTGGCGTAACTCTTGCACTAGGGGCAAGCGATACAACTCCTGCATTTGACTTATCTGATGCTACTAATTACCCAACAAGCAGTCTTACAGGAACTATAACTAACGCACAGCTTGCAGGATCAATAGAAAACGCAAAACTTGTCAACAGTAGTATTACAGTTAGTGATGGTTCTAATACCAGTGCGGTTGCTTTAGGTGGCACTATTACTTATGCAGCAGGTGAGGGCTTAGATGTAGCAGAAAGCTCAGGCACAGTAACTTATTCAGCAGAAGATGCTACAAGTTCTAACAAAGGTATAGCTTCATTCACAGGTGATTTTGCAGTAAGCAGTGGTGCTGTATCTCTTGGTACATCAGGTGTTACTGCAGCAAGTTATGGTAGTGCTACAGAAGTTCCAGTCATAGCAGTTGATGCCAAAGGAAGAATAACAAGTGCAAGCACTGCAGCTATATCAACCAGCTTTACTCTTTCTGACGGATCAAATACGCAAACAATATCAGGTGGAGATACACTTACAGTAGCTGGTACAAGTAATGAGGTAGAGGTGGCTGTAAGTGCAACTGACACTTTGACAGTTGGATTACCTAGTGATGTAACAGTTTCAAACAATTTAACAGTAAGCGGTAACTTAACTGTTGCTGGTACAACTACACAAACAGGCTCAGTTGTTACAGATAACAACTTTACAGGTCTAACTAACGCTAACACTGGCAATTCAACAGACTTTGGTTTTTATGGTAAATATGTTGAATCAGCAACAACAAAATATGCTGGTCTTTTTTATGATGCATCTACTGATAACACTTTTAGATTATTTAGTGATACACAAACACAACCAAGCACAACAGTAAATACTGGAGCAACTGGTTATGTTGCTGCTACTTTAGTTGCTAATTTAACAGGAAATGTAACAGGTGATCTAACAGGCAATGCTGACACAGCAACAGCTTTAGCTACTTCTCGTACAATTAATAGTATAAGTTTTGATGGTAGTGCAGACATAACAACTCATACTGCTGGAACTGGCGTTTCTATTTCAGGAGCAGAAATTTCAATTGGTCAAGCAGTAGGCACATCAGATAGCCCAACATTTAGCAACATGACATTAAATGGTACTGGCTCTATCAAAGTGCCAAGCGGTACTACAGGTCAAAGAGATGGATCACCTGCAAATGGAATGTTTAGATACAACACGACCGATGCACAATTTGAGGGTTATGCCGATGGTGCTTGGGGTGCTATTGCGGGCTCAGGTGGTGGTGCTTCAGCAATGGAGACCAACAACTTTACAGGCGATGGTTCTACCACTGCATTTACATTAAGCTCTAGTGTCTCTGATGAAGATAACTTAATAGCTTTTATAGAAGGTGTTTACCAAAATAAAGCTGATTTTGTTGCTTCAGGAACTACCATAACTTTTGATACAGCTCCTGCTAGTGGCAGAAACATTGTTGTACATCATGTTAAATCTTCTATCAGTGGCAGCAATGTAATTTTAAATTCATTTACTGGCGATGGTTCAGATACAACCTTTACATTATCAACAGCACCACAATCTGAGAATAATACTCAGGTTTATTTAGATGGTGTTTACCAAAACAAAACAACTTACTCAGTTTCTGGAACAACCCTAACTT